GCTCATCCAAGTCTCTTGATTATCCTGACCCTTTTCAGATAGGAGTTTTTTGAGGTAAGGATTTTTGAAGGTGAATTTTCCTTTGGCAAGATTTTTGGTGAAATAATTACCATTGAGAGGCTCGATAGATGGAGAAACCTGACCCAAGATAAACGAGCTGCTTGTAGTTGGAGCGATAGCTAGGGTGGTAGTATTTCGACGACCATACCCCTCACAATACATAGGTTCCCCTAAACCTCGCGACAATTCTGCTGTCGCTTCATCTGCACGATTACGGATGGTCTTCCAAATAGAACTATTCTGCATTTTAGCCTCCATGCTTTCAAACCCAATCATTTTGCTTTGTAGGTAAGAGTGCCAACCAAGAACTCCCATGCCCAAAGCTCTGTGGCGCTTGGCAAAGTTATGGGAAGATTCCATGAAAGGGATACGCTTTGTTTTTAGGATATACTCCTCCATCACTGCATCAAGAAACGCTACTAATGTCTCAACAGCATCAGTCTTTACAATATCATCCCATCTAACTAGATTCAGAGAGGACAAACAGCAAACAAAAGACTCATCTTCTTTAGATGGTAAGCTAATCTCATTGCAAAGATTAGAAGCGTATATCTTCATGTCTTTGTCTTGATAACATTCTGGTGCGTTATTGTTCGCGGTATCTTGGAAGAATAAGTATGGATAACCAGTTTCAAACCTCTTCTTGATGATTAAAGCCCAAATCTGACGCTTATCAGAGTCACCCCCAATCATTGATTTCATCCATTCATCTGTAATGGTTACAGCGAAAGACATGTCTTGAATCGCATTACCCTCACTCTTGATGCGAAGAAACTCTTTTACATCAGGATGCTCAATAGGGAGATAAGCAGCGAAAGAACCGCGACGAACATTCCCCTGAGAAACAACAGCGGCAACCTTATCAAAAAGTTCCATAAAATGGACTGCTCCAGATGATTCGCCACCAGAATTAATTGGTGCGCCACGCTCGCGAAGATCACCAAAGTAAGCAGAAGTCCCTGACCCATGCTTAGTCTGCATTCCCACCTCAGACTGTTTAGCTAAAATGCCATCCATTCTGTCAGGAACATAAACTCCATTACAAGATATGGGTAAACCTCTATCACGACCAAAATTAGACCAAACAGGGGAAGCTAAGGAATAAAATCCCTGCTTCATATAACCCTCAAACTTGTCAGCAAACCCGTCTATACCGAGATACACTTCAGCAGTCTCTGCAATATCACGGATTCTCCGCTCTGGAGTTTCACCTTTTTTCAGATAGCCCCTTTCAAGAAATAATCTTGAGTCATCATTTAGCCAATAGTAATTAGTCATTTAGAACAAGTCGTCTACGTTGAACGTCTGTGAATTTTTTGAATACTCGACTGGTCGAGAATAAAAGAAGTCGGTGGCATTATTGCCAAGCAACTCCTCTTCAAACCAGATTGTATCTTTCAGTAGATTTTTGTCAACATCGAAAGCTTGCTTAAAGCCAATTTTTTGTAAAGAATCATTGATCCTATTTTTAATGAATTCTTTTAGGATCGGGGCGTTAAGACCCTTCTCTTGAATGCCGTTAACCATCCAATCGATCATTTTGCTCTCAGCTTTAAAAGCTTGTTGAGCTTCGTCAAGAATACGCTCTTCCAACTCCCCGTCAAAAAGCTCAGGATGCTCTTCACGGATGGTGTTGATAATTTTCATTCCAACTAAAGCATGAACGTTCTCCTCATTACGAGTATACTTAACCTGTTGATCGGTATCCTTAAGAACATTCTTAAAGCGAGCAAAGTGGTTAATGATGTAGAATTGAGAAAACAGTGACACATTCTCTACAAAAAGGGTGAATAGGATTAAAGCATAAACATACTGCTTCTTACTGTTCTTGTAGAATTTATGGGTGTACTTCCGAAGGTAGTTTACTCGGCCCTCAATGAAGTCAAGTTTAAGATTCTCTTCAAAAACTTCTTCCAGTCCAAGAACTTCCAAAAGTCGCTCATAAGCGTTATTGTGAATAACTTCAACATTAGCCATAACGAATCCAAGATCACTAAAAGAAGGATGAGGAAGGTTATCACCCAACTTGCTCCAGAATTTCTTAACAGCGACTTCGATCTGCCCAATAGCTGAAAGAGTCCTAACAATAATCTCTTTTTCCTGATCACTTAATACCACGTTAAAGTCTTGCAAATCAGAGGTAAAACTGAATTCTTTATCAGTCCAAAACCCATTGTGCATTGCTTCAATAAACTCCCCTGCCCAAGGATAATGGTCAGGCTTCCGCGATATTTGTTCTTCGAAAATCATGTTAGCGTTAGTTACACTATTAACTGATATTCGCCTCTTGTCGAGTTAAAATTTTTTGATTTTTTTTTGTTGACACGATTTCAGATACCTGTATAATATCGTTATACGATCTGTTTCCGCGAGGATTCGTGGTCTTTAAAGAAAGGCTTCTGGTTTAGATGACGAATAAGTAAAGTAGAACGTATAATATTATTATATATTATATTATATTATTATATATTGTATAGGGCATTTTTTTAAAGATGGAAACAGATCAACAATTAATAGATAGGGTTAAAGAAGATCAGGACAGCAACAGTCTGGTCGAAATAATCGAAAGGCATTCAGGGATTTACCACGATATGGTAGATAGATTTTTGTCGGGTAGTAGGAATACCGCCGAAAGAGACTCTCTTCTTGAGGATAAAGAGTTTACAATATACAACTCGGTAATGAAGTACGACTCATCAAGGGGTGCTAAATTTGCAACATATCTGGCTAATGAGGCGAAATGGAAGTGTTTGAACACCTTGACCAGAAATAAGAAGTTTCAAAAATGCTCTCTAGAAGATATTTTGAAACAGCCTCAGTCGGAAGGTGACCTACAAGTGCATGAAAATTATGAGGTCTTTTCTTTGTTTAAATCCTTTCTGCAAAAAGAAAAAGACAGAAGAATGGAAAAAATCATTGACATGCGCTATAATTGCGTGTCTAATAAGCTTACACCTTGGAGGAAGATAGCGAAATCACTCGATATGAGCATTCAAGGCGTAATCAACATTCACAATCGGTGTCTGTTGAAATTCAAAAAGCAATCAGAAAATTATGTATAATAGCATTACATCAGTAGGGTATCTTGTAAAAGATCCAGAGACTCGTCAACTTAATGGCGGGAAGTCAGTAACTCGCCTCCGTGTTGGAATCTCTCCAAGCAACGCCAAAACCAAATGCTTCATTGATCTTGAGGTTTGGGATAAGCTATCTGAAATCGCATCTAAATACCTTACAAAAGGTCGTGAGTTTGTGTTTTCTGGTGAGCTTGCTATGGACACTTGGGAAAACAAGGATACGGGTAAACCTCAATCGAAATATTTCATCAGAGGGAATAATATTCAATTCTTGAATTCTGGCAAGAAGGACGATAGTCAATCTTCTGATTCATCTCCCGCTCCTGCTGCTGCTGGTCCAGCATCTGACGATGAGCCTCCCTTTTAATGAAGATTTTAGTTGAAGCCCCTATCAACTCGTTAAGCCTCGGTAATGTTTCTTTTAACATTATCCGAGAGCTTTTCGATAGGGGTCATGACGTTGGTATTTGGCCAACAGGTCAAGTAGATATTAAGGCTTACGACATTGAGGAAGACTTAAAGAAGAAAATAGAAAACAGCATTAATAATAGGCATGACTATCTTAGTGAAGATGTACCAAGTTTAAAAATTTGGCATTTAAATGGGTCTGAGAACAGAAAAAATTGTAAACAATATTTGTTAAGCTTTTATGAATGCAACCAACCGACAGACATTGAAAAGAAACTTTCTGAATCTCAAAACGAGACGTTCTTTAGTTCTTCCTGTGCTTCTGACTTGTTTGGCGGCGTATTCTGCCCATTGGGTTTCGACAAAGACTTCAAAGAAACAAAAAAAGAATACCTGAGTGGTATCACCCATTTTGGTTTGATGGGTAAGTTTGAACACAGAAAGCATACTGCTAGAATTATTCAAGCTTGGTTAAAGAAGTATGGGAATGATCCAAAGTATCAACTATCTTGTTTAGTCACTAATCCCTTCTACAAAAAGGAGGACATGGATAAGACTATTAATTCTGTTTTAGGTGGAGAGAGATATTCTAATATCAACTTTTTGCCTCATTTAGAAAAAAATTCTGAAGTTAATGAGTTTTTAAATGCAATCGATATTGATCTTACAGGACTGTCTGGAGCAGAAGGCTGGAATCTCCCTTCTTTTAATGCAACTTGCCTCGGCAAATGGAGCATTGTTCTTAATGCCACATCTCATAAAGATTGGGCTACTGAAGATAATTGTATCTTGGTTGAGCCTTCGGGAGAAGTGGATTGTTACGATAACGTCTTCTTCAAGAAGGGGTCTCCATTTAATCAAGGGACTTTTTATGACTGGAAAGAGGATGATGTGATCAAGGCGATGGAACAAGCTGAGAAGAAAGTGGGACAAGTTAACACAGAGGGACAAAAGTTGGCAGACAAGTTGACTTACAAGAACACTGTTGATGTCATTTTGTCCCGTATTTCCAAGGATTTCGATCTGGCATAGATCCTGTTAAAAGGTTTTCATGATTAATACATTATTGTACGACTTATTTAATGACCACGGTTTTAAAAGCCAAAACCATGTTGAAGACAAAGGTGACTCTTTCGAGTTAAAAGTTGAGCTTGCTGGCTTTTCAAAGAAAGATGTCGATATCGAAGCTACTGAAGATAAGCTTACGATTGAGACAAAACCTGAAGATGGAAAGAAGGCTTTTTCTGTCCAACTTTTCAAGAAGGTTGAGACGGAAGCTATTATCTGTAAAATGGATAATGGGTTACTGACTATCAACCTACCTAAAAAAGGAAGATTAAAACCAACTAAAATTAAAGTCAATTAAAATCAACGGGGGTGGAAACGCCCCCGTTTTTATTTATAATAAAATATGCCCTTATATACCTACAAGCATCCTGATACAAATGAGCATAAAGACGTTTTTCAATCTATGAATGAAGAGCATATTTATGTAGATAGTTTTGGGACTGAGTGGAAACGGGTCTATTTTGCCCCCAACGCCTCTATCGACTCCAACATTGATCCGTTTAGCCAAAGACAGTTTACGGACAGTACAGGAGGAAAGAAGGGTACTGTAGGTGACATGCTTGATTACTCAGCGGAGATGAGTCAAAGACGAGCAGAAAAATCTGGAGGAAAAGATCCAGTGAAGCAAAAATACTTCGATGATTATGCCGCCAAGAGAAATGGCCAACGTCATACAGCGGAGAAGAAACAGACTTACGAAAGTAAGAATGTTAAGATTGAATATGATTAGAATCTACCTTTGGTAGCAGTGTAAGTTTGTGCAATTTCTGATGCTGTTAAAGATCTATCGTAACAGTATAATTCAGATATTCTCCCATTTAAAAATTGATTATACCCTGCGCCTTCTAGATCCACACCTAATATTGATGATGAGCCAGACGAACTGTCTATAAGAGATCCGCTAAAAGATTCTTCATAGAATAAACTTCCATTCTTATACATTTTTAAGTCGGAGCCGTCATAAGTAAAGCCTATAAATTTCCATACGCCTTGACTTGAGGAATTTGCCGAAATAAAATATCTATTTACAGTTGAAGGGTCAGTAAATAACTTTAATCTAACTTCAATCTTCCCATCAGACTCAAAACCTAGACGTATAGCTTCTTGGTGGGTGGCAGCGTCTTTTCTAAGGTAAATATAAGGGTTATCTACAAAAGAGTCTAATTGTAACCAAGCAAAAACGCTTGTCTCATTATTGCCGTGGGAACTTAACAACGGTGAACTCCCAATATCAACCCTATCATCGACTCCATCAAATTCAATACTACCTCCATTGCCAGAATTAAAAGATGCCCCATTTACAAGTGTCCCATCGTAACCATTAGAGCTTAAATCTTTCCATGTAGTTCCGCTTCCAGAGTAAGATAACTTATCTGAAGCGTCGAAATGCGAAATTAGCCCATCAGTAACAATATTTTTACTTTTTTTAATTTTTAAGCCCATAATTTTAATTAGTAATCTCAAAGCTAAAACCTAAAGAATAGTTCATATTCCCATTGACATCCATTTGGTAAGAAGAATTTTCCAGTTTTAAATCTTCAAATGAAAAAGTGTTTTGATACTGATCTTCTGTGTCCATAACCTGTATGTCAAAGTCGTATCCCGATTCGCTTGTAATCAAGGAAGAGATTTCCCCTGTAGCAAAACCAGAAACTAAAAAATTTAGACTAACTGAAGATGTGATTGGGTATTGAATTTTTCTACCATATGGGTAATCACTACCCAAACCAAATAGATCGACCCTGTTTATTGGTATATCGAATGAAAAAGATTGTAAATGAGCATCCCCACTAATAGGCGCTCCTCCAATTTGTAGATTCTGGAGTGTCACGTTAACATCAGTGGGGGAGCATAGAGGTGGATTGAATCTATTTACAGTGCTGTAATAATCTAAACCAGAGACTCCAGCGTCTTCCAAAGAAACTGTGCCTACATTATTATTATTACCTAACTGTAAATTTATAGCAGGATTTTCTACTTCGCTAGAAGTAAGGTTTTGAATTGTTATGTTAGAACATTTATAAGTTGTTGAAACAACAGGCACAGATCCTATCGAGAACCCTAGAGAATAATTTGTTAAAAAAGAATTACCAATAGAAATGACTTCAGCACTTGTTGCGAGGTTGGCGACCTCAGAGTCGCCATTATTTATCATATCAGACCCTTGATCTTGATGATTAACTATGTAAAAATTTTGATCTTCATTCGTGTAATCGTCGAAAAATCCAGTACCTGCATAAGATGAGTTTGAATCAACTAAACCTAATAGATTTTCGTTTAACATCGCTGGGGTATAGTAATAACTTATAGATAAATCAACATCTGGCATCCTAGTTATATCGTTAACAGCTAAACCCTTAGACCCAACCTGCTTTAACTTTTGCCTTTGCTGAGAAAAACCGACACCCACGCTTTGAACAGCGCTCATGTAAGCGCCACTCATATCGCTCCCAATTCTATCAGCAGTAGTAAATGCTGGTCTTTGCCCAGCAATCACAATTGAATTGTTACTCTTTAAAATATCTCTAGCCATATCAACTTCCTGTTGGGATTACACCTAAAACATCCTCTACTAACGTCACGGATAAATCGTGCGCGTTGAAATACTTCCATGTATGATCCCACTCTGGGCAATACATAGCTTTTGGTCTATTATAGACCGATTCTATATCATGTCTAAACCTTCTATATCCAGCCTTATTCTCTAAGAAGTGCAACATACACTTAAGTTGTTTGTCGCTGATGTCTGTGAAACTATACTTAAGCTGGAATGAAGCATTGTTATCTCTTGTTTTAACTCGCTGCTTAAAAGAATTCTTAAATTCTAAGACTTCATTTTTCAATTTAACATCATTCTGCAAACCAACATCAGGCTTGAAGAAGAAGTCCTGAGACCATGCTGAGCTAGCTCCCGTTGGGGAATTTTCAGGAGAAGATGTGTGGTCTTCCGTACAGTAATAATAGTTGTTTAGCTTATTAGAACTTATGCCAGTGGAAACAACATCAAACTTTTCGTAACCAGAAGAGTAATTATAGGTTTGTGAAAACAAATTAACAAAATTCATACTACGCCAATTAAATAAATTTGGAGCTTGGTCTACATAATAAGAAACAGCAACTTCATAGTGTTGGTTATTGACATGATTAACCGCATAGTTGTCAGAAACCCCTTCCACGGGTTGATAAATCCCAGTATTGTCTATAGCAAACCTAAACAATTGGTTGCCATTTTGACCCTCGATAAATGCAGCTAGTTCCTGAGCTTTACTTTCATTTAAGTCGTACCTTACTTGAAACTCAGCCTCTAGACTATTCATTGAGTGAGGTATGGAGTTGATTTGAAAATCATCAACCTCATACATAAAATTCTTAGACTTAAAAGAAGCTTTAGAACCATAGACGGGAGTTAGGCTAAGACCTGTATAATCAGTCTCAATTGTAACCCCGGAAATATTTGAGTCCCTGTTGTAAAATAAATCAGAAGCCATGACCAATATAATTTAAATTTAAAATAGCAGAACCATTATCAGAAGCTGATATAGATTCACTTACCAATGTAGCATTAGGAATCGTCAACTCTTGAAGATTCG